CTAGGGGAGCTGGAAATAGCCGCCGTAGTCGTGCGTACCGTCACGCCGTTTTGTACAATGGGTACAGATTCGGTGCCGGTTAAGGGTTGCGCGGCGGGAAGTTGGGTTATAGTTACGTTTGACATCAGGGAGTCACCGTAAAGCCATCAACGTTTCCGTCATTTTCTGGCGTTTGCGTATTCCCCTCTGTGGAAATGACGTAACCGCCATAACCCGTAGCTTCTAGCTGGTTGGGCTCAACCGCTACGCTAACGTCAGGTCTAGGAAAACGTATCGTTATACGCTCTGTCTGCCTAGCGGGCAACCGGTAAGGGTCAAACTGGTCAGCGCACCCTTGGTCGCAAACTTGCAACCCGGGGAAGTTCGGGTCTGAACGCATCACGGCGTGCGGACGCTTCATCTTGCAGCGGTCACAGACCGCTATGGCGATGTCTGAAAGTCCTAGGGTGTCAAGAAATCGGGGCATGACAAAATTTTAACCCCAATCAACGAGTGTAGACCGAGATATTCGGCGCCCAGTAAATCGGGCTCTTGTCACGTTCTTCCTGCTCGGCTTGATAGAGGAATTTTTCAGCTTGCTGCTCCAAATACTGAATCCTAGTGATATCCACATTGGGAAGTTCTAGACTCATCTGATGGGCTAGCATGCTTTGGATTGCCAGATACCAACGCTGCGGTATCTCAAGATCATCTTGCAACGTTCCAACGTCTTGTATCTGTCTAGAGTACCAGATTGTCATCTGTACAAAGGGATCAGAGGGTGTAGGCCACAGGTAAATGGAAGGTTCCGGGATTGTCCGGTCAAACCAAAACTGAAACGGCTGGTTCGCCGTGAAGTTCTTGTTCGGCAAGTTTGTATAATCGTCACGGTTCAGCCGCGCCATTGTGATCTCGGTGCTATTATTGCCGAAATACAACTCGGTTACGCTGAGAGTGTTGCCGCCGGTTTCACGCATGCGGTAGTACTGAGCGGTGATTCCGGGCTCAATATCATACCAAAGCCATTGCCCGTTCACCCAGGTTTCTTCCCCGGGGGCGTACAACGTGCTCCAAGTCAACCCGTCGATAGAGTACTCAAAAACGACGTCAAAAAGCCCCGAGGTGCCGGGCATAACCCCGATAGAGCCGATGTAGTAAGCGTTATCGGTGCCGTAGTCAACGCCGATATAGCCGTTCGGGGCGGATTGAACGCACTTCGTCAGCAGGCTATTGTCAAACGCATTGTACGCTATACCCGAGGAAGCGTTATACCCGTCCTGGGTAGGCGGGGCGGGGCGATTCATGCGGCGGTACAGCGCGTTCAACACGTCAATAGAGCCCTCAGGCAGCTTATAGACGTATTTATCGGCTTGCATACCGAAAACTTTCTTATTGATCGCCCAATACTGTATGCCTCGGTTTGCTAGGTTGGAAAGTAAATAGAACAAAGACTCTCTAGACGCGATCTGCTGTTCAGAGGTGAGCTCTTCAGCCAGTTTACCGCACCGGCGAGCTCCGTGGTCGATCAGCGTCTGCACGTTGATTCGGGTTGCGCCTACGGTTCCTGAAGTACTCATATCACCATCCTGGACAATTCCAACGCTTCATAGAAGCCCTTGCGCGGCTACCGGGTTCGCTCTTCTTTGCTACCGGCCCCATTCGGGCGCAGAAAGAGTCACGTCGCGGACCTCCTTCCGGTTGCGGAGCTTTCAGGTTTGATCCCGTAGCTGCGTTGTATTTTTTCCTACCTTTTTCGGTTAGCCCCGCCCCCTTGGAAACCGGCAACGCCTCGCCTCGCTTCACGCTGAGGCTGACTTCGCCGCCCTTTTTCTTCTTGGCAGTTTTTTCCGAATCTCTAAAATCTTTTGCCGTTGGGGCTCCCGGGTCTCCGGGCTTGCGCATACGCTCGCCCGAGCCAGCTTTGATTCGCTCTTGCTTGGCGTGGATATTTGCGTAAAGGCCCTTCTTCACCAGCAGCTCCCGCCCTTTGCCTTTTTGGCCGGGAGTTTCTTATAGGCTTTCTTGCCTACGTTAGACTTGGTAAATTCGGCCGCTTTTTCGCTAGACATACCGAACTTTTTAGCGACCTTCGGCTCGTACTCGATGGCCTTCATCAAACGGAACTGAGCTTTGGATTTTGCTGGCATGATCAATCCGGGTTTTTGATCAATACGCCGCCAGCGTACATACTGCAACTCAACGGTCCGCCCGAGCTTGATTTGACGCAAAACTGAATATCAGTTTTTTCTGGGTGAGCAATTGGTGCGGTAAATGGCGTCTCTTGCTTTTGCACAAACACAGTCTGATGCGTCACGGTAATCAAGCCGTTGTTTGTTCCGGCATTGAACTTGTTGTATTCCTGACCAGTCATGTAGGCGCTGGAAGTGAATCCAATTGCGGCATCGTACTGGGTATACGACAAGTAGAAGGTGTACCCCGCCGGAACAGTATAAATCGACATCTGGGTTTGACCAACGCCAGCATTGATTTTGGCGTACACGGTCGAGCTGATCGATGCAGTGATGTTGCCAGTGTTCGTACTGTTGAGCATCGACATTTGATTGATGCGCAAGAACGAATTGGTTGTAGTTACATTGGTTGTGCCATTCAACGCAATTGTTTCAGTCAGCGGCACAAAATCAGCGCCCAAACCTTCAATCACAACAGAGCGAGTTGTGTTGTCTGAGGCAGAGTCGCTCACCAAGACCAATGGAGCCGCAGATGAGGGGTATACATACAAACCACCAGATTGGGTTTGACCTTCCCACATTGGGCCTTGTGCAGTGTTGGCGATGGCTGCACTGTAGCCAAAAATTTCAACGCCAGTATGCCCATCAATTTGACCGCGAGCAACTTGCAAGTCAAAAGGCTCATACGCGCCCTGACGGGTGGCGGAAGAATACGTTCCCATTTTTCAATCTCCAAGTAAAAGCGGGGGCCGAAGCCCCCACCTTGTTTCAGCACTTCACTCCGCCGCCTTTTTTGAACGTCCCAGCGAGACGGTCAATAGAAACGGGAGGGGAGGGCTTCTTAGCTCCTTGAGGCATAGCTACGGCGCGGCCAGAATCAACTGCGCCCCCCGTAGCATAGTGCTTTTTTGCAGCACCGCCCTTCTTGAAGCCGCCAGCGTTGCCCAGCTTGACGTCACCAGTCGTACGATTGGTCACGCCGGGAGGGGTACCCACTACGTTGTTGTCAACGAAGCGAGCCGCGCCGCCGTTTTTGTAGCCCGCAGGCTTGTTCATCTTGACATCGCCGGTGCCCGGTTTGACGTTATCACGCTTCGCGTGAACCATCTTCGTTTCACCTTTGGTAGACTTGATGATGCCACCGGACTTGTAGCCGCCCTGCGCTTCAACGACGCCGCCCGTCTTCAGACCTTTGTGGGCCTTGGACGCCGGTTTGCCTTCGTGGGATTTCAGCTCTTTGCCGAGTCCTTTGATGGCTTTCATCTCAGCTTTGTGCTCAGCCTTGGTTTCGCCGCCTGCAGCGCGACCGCCCTTTTTCATGGCCGGAGGGGCCATAGGGGCGGGGGCAGCAGCGGGAGCGATCATAGGCTTGCGCATAGGACGGCGAGCCATCTTAGAACGAGCCAGAGCAGGGGCAGCCGTGGAGCCGCTCATCATGTCAGCCATACCGCCGGACGCCATCGGCTTGTGGCCGCTGTCATCTTTAGCTTTCATGGAAACATGACCACCCTTTTTCAATTTGAGTATTACCGAAGGTTCGGTAGTCATCATCTTGACCATAGGTTTAAATTGACCCATGATGAGGCTCCTTATTTAGAGGCATAAACCACGGTGAAGCGGTAGATACCCTGAGTGGTTGCAATCGTGCCGTTCGGGTCGACAGTCAGGTAAACGCCAGTACTAGTACCGACGTTGGCCATAGCAGCCAACTGAGCAGCAGTGAAAGACAACGCAGCGCGACCGCCGCCAATGACATCTGTAGCCGACAGGTACTGAGTACCCGCAGCAGCGGTGCCGATGGTTGCGTTGATCGCGGTAGCAGTGCCGCCGCCCACGGTCTCGTTCTGCACTTGATCGATGAAAAAATTCACGATCTGAGAACTGGCCGGGATGGTAACGCTGGTGCTGGAAGCGGTTCCGTCAGCGTTGGTGGTAACGGTGGTCGTCTGCATCAGAACGGCAAAGCCGCCGTCTGTAGTGTCGGACAACGCGTCAGTACCAGAACGCAGGGTAGAACCGAAGTAGGTTTGAGCCATTGTCTTTACTCCTTAAAGAGTAGGGGGCCGAAGCCCCCCACAGGGTTTAGACGCCGGGGGTACCGTACATCGCGCGGGGGTCGGTGAAGCCGATGTCGTAACGCTCGGTCGCCTTGTAGCGCATCGAGTCAGTTTCGAAATCACCCTCCATCGTCTTCTCCAGCTTGCGACGCATCAAGAGCTTCATGCCCTCGGGAGCGTCGGTCTGCACCCACCATGCGGTGGCAGAGGTGAGACGAGAGATAACAGC